TCAGTCTTGTGGGTTAGAGCCTCTTCTACCTTGTGCAGCTCAACCTTTAACTTGTTTTGGGCTAACCTACCAATGACAGGTTCTAGTACGTGCCCCATCTGTACAGCTTCTATGCCGGACAGGTCGGGTATGTCCATCATGCCCAGTTTGGTGAGGATGACTTCGTTGGCTTTACCGTTGGCAGCCTTGCGGCTATCGCCTGACCACCAAGCAGAGTTACGGGTTTGTGGGGAGAAATCAGACATGGTTACTTTCCTTTTCTGTAAAGAGAAGCGCAGCAAGGCCGCACTCTTTGTTGTGGGGCATACGCATAACGCTGCACCATTCAAGTTGGTCTATGGGGGTTGGTTTCCCGTCTACGGGAGAGATGACAGACAGAGCTGTGCATTTTGCTAAATGCGTCTTCTCTTTTTCTACGCCTACCAAATGGTAATGCTTGCAGTTGATACACAGTTTCATAATGGGTGACTACCTTTCCGTTTTGTTGAGAGCAACATGCTCAGTGGTGATTATACAGTTATGTGATTAGAGTTTGTCAAGTGTTTATTTCTCCTTCCTTTAAATTATTTATTTGACGTTTACGCCATCCCCGAGCACCACTAGGGCTTGCAGCACTGTTGACGGGTGCTGTCGTATCCCCTCTCTCTGCATGGCTAGTACCTTCTGTGCTTGTAGCTTTGTCATGCTGATATAGCTTGTTGAGTAAGAGGGTAACTTCACGCAGTCGGGCGTATGTAGCGAGCTGGGGGTTTGCTTTGTAGGCACGGGATAGCTTGTCCTTACGTTGTTTAAGAATGTCTCTCATGGTTACTGCCCTTGTCTTTTATTGTTAAACCTTTAATTTCTAACACGCATAGAGTATTCACCCGAAGCGCAGCTTGTGGGTAAGTTATCCACAGTGTTATCCACAGGGATAGAAGCTCTCGTTTATCTAGGCTATTCAACTTGAGTGCAGCACTCTTGTTAAACCCGACTTATCTCTCACCCGAAAGATGCTCACTTAGGGATGACAAGGCCAGTTCGCCACGTTTATCGTACTTGGTCGCTTCAACCGCATACAGGGGCGGGTGATACCCCCGTGTATTGCCAAACCCAACAAAAAAAGCCACTTACTACTGCACTGGTCGAAACCCCAATTAGGGGCAGTGCATGAGTAAATGGCCTTAGATGTTGCTTTCGACGACAACAGCCCGTTTATATCACGGGCTTTTTATTGTTGTCAACTCATTAAGATTTTTGGGGCTTCTGTTGTCAGATTAGCCACAATCATTTCTGCCATTGTTTTGCAGTCTTCTATCTCCTCCGGCTTGAGTAGGGTAGTCAGGGGATATACAAGGTCTTGCATACACTTAGCATGTTGTTCCTCATCTGGTGCAGTTATAGCCAGCACTAGGGCATTTACCATCAGTAAATCGGGTTTCATGTTTGTCCTTATAGGGTCATTACGATATAGCAAACAACATAGCCAGCAAACCATGCCAAACAAATGTTAAACCAACCATCATCGGGGGGCGTATATGGGCCTTCTAAGAGGGGCGGCACGTCTGAGCGTATAGGGGTTTTTGTAGTCATTGGGTTACCTCTACTATTTCAATGGGGTGAAACGTGACAAGCGTGCCCGTGTGGTAGTTGCCTCCGGTCAATAGCTCGGCAGCATTACCGCACACTTTCACAAAATCTTCGGCAGTGCTGGAGTCGTAAAATCTCTCGCCTACATCTAATGATTCAAATTTAATTTGCATGATAATTGTCCTCAAGGTTGTGCCCCCGTAGGGGCGTATATGGGTTTTTAGATGTAGTCAGGCATGGTTAGCATAACGTGAGAGTTGGCAGCATGGTAGGCCTCTATGTAGACCATTGTTGACATGCCATGCACGTATTGGGGAAAGTGTCTAATCTCTCCCTTAGCCCTAGATTTTCCAATGCTAGGGGTTTTGGGTTTTGCAGCTTTTTTGGCCTTAACTATCGTGCCCGTAGTGGTGATTGTGGTCATGCTGTTACCTCTTTTATGGTTTCAATGTCAACAGAGTAAACGTGATTATTTTTCGCTAGTTCATAGTACCGCCGGAAAATATCCATTTGACATGTAGTCTCACCGTATTCCCGCCGTGTGTGACCGTATATGGAGCAGTTGTAAGTTATCCAATAACGCATGATTACTAATCCTTTAAAGTTGACGATTGACCGATTGTCAATCCACTAGCCCACTGTCACTAGGCTAGTAGGTGACAATCACGCCGCTATAGCTTCCGCCGTAGCATCTAACCCGTTAAGGTAATCGGCGGCCTTTTGTGCAAGTGCGGCGGCCTTAAATACGGCCTTACTATCATCACGCAAGGCCTTGAGCCAACTTTGAATGTATCCGGCGTGACGTAGCTCCCCTTGAATACCGTAGTCCTGACATAAAAAGGCCGCGCCCATTTCCGCCACTAATTCCTCAAAAGCATAGGCCGGATTCCCGAAACGTCCCTTTTCTAGGTTACGGTCTAACCTATGCTTTGCACCCGTCCAATGCACCAGCTCATGAAACGCCGTAGCATAGTAGTTAGCTTCACTGTTAAACGTGCCCTTGTTAGGTAATTGGATACGGTCAACACTGGGAGCATAAAAGGCCGCATCACCGCCGTGTGACAAGGCCGCCCCAGTTTTCACAATTCTAGTTTCCGCTAATTCGATAGATGTAAATGGTTTGTCAACGGTAGCGGCGGGCACAATATCAATACCGTCAATTTGTGAAGCATTGAAAACCCAATATGCTTTCAGTACTGAATAGCTTTCAGTGTCACCAGTTGTTTTATTTTCTTTGCTAACCTTAGAAAAGAAAACAATCCTAGTGCCCTTTTCGCCCTTGCGAACATTGCCGCCGATACTCTCCCATTGTTTGTAGCTTGCCCATACTGGTACATCGTATTTATTGACCATGCCGGATAGACCTAGAATGAGACGGTTTATCCCTTGATACGGTTTTTGTGAGACTAGGTTTTTATCGGCACTAGAATCGGCCTTCCAAGGTTTAACCCAAGGGATAGCTCCCTTTTCTAGTTGTTCGATGATGCTATTCGTAACATCTTGATAAACAGTGTTTGACATGGTAACTTACCTTTTAAGAGTGCATCACGATGATGTGATGATGTAATTATATGGTTAGTTAGAGTATTGTCAATAGCTTTTTATCAATTATTTTCTAGGTGTTTGTACTGTAATACTAAAGTTAAGACACACGTCTATGTCTTTGTATAGTGTTAGACTATATAGATATATTCTATCCGTCATAGATTGAATAGGTGAATAGTTATCTATAACATGGGGTATCAGTCAATCGGAAAGTAAGGGAAAGTCTAACAGTTCTCTCCCTGACAAACGGACAATGGGACTTGGGACGGTTACACGCTACACGCTACCATTAAACCTACCGTATGCCATGCCATGCACTAGGGTAATGGGACAATGGTCACCCAGCACGATACAGCATCACATCACAAAAGAACGGCGCACCGAGTTGGGTTTGAATATCCTAAAAGACGTGCCCCCAACATCTCCCCCCCATAAAAAATTTACTGTTTTCTGGTAGATTGCTGACAGGCTTAGCAGTTGCCAAGGTAAGCCTTTAGGCCAGCACTTGTGTTGGTCTTTTTTTAGATGTACTATATGGTTATTGATAGAGGGGTAGAGATGGCTATACAAGAGATTGAATTAGAGCGTGGTATTGAAATGCCTACTGCGAGGGTTGTGTACGCCTACCCTTATGAGGAGATGGATGTGGGGGATAGCTTCACTGTTCCCGTCTCTGCTCGGCAGAAGGTGCTGAATGCCAATTACAGGGCTTCTAAGAGGCTTGGGTGCAGATATATGGCAAAGACTGAGGGTGAGGTCATCAGAGTGTGGAGAACGCACTAGGGAGGTTTGTATGGAAGCTGAGTTGTTGTGGATGGAGGAAGAGGACTTGAGGTCAACGTGTTTGACCTTATCTACGCTACTGCAGCTGTCGCAGATGAACACGGTCAGGGCTGTTAATGAGGCATTGCAATATGGATACAGACAAGGATATACAGACGCAGCTGTACGAATCTCGGTTACGGCTAAAGAGGGAGATGCAGAGAGCTTTGTCCTGCATTAGTCCTAAAGCAAAGAGGATGTTGGCAGCTGAGTGGGAAGAGAAGTATTCCGTTATTTTTTACAAAGAGTTGCTATCCTGTGCCAAGAACAAGGAAGCGGCAAAAAGCATCGCTGATTGGCAACTATGAATTTTGACTTGAAGAAGTTTTACAAGTTCTGCTCTGAACTCAAGATTGAGACGAAGGAGGAGGGTTTGAAGAAGATGGGTAATCTTCTGGGGACGCAGACGTATGTGATGGAAGAGATTAAAAAGGGGTTGGAAAATGACGTTCACTTCTTTGTCATTCTCAAAGGTCGGCAGCTGGGTATCACAACTGTTTCGCTGGCCCTCGATTTATATTGGCAGTTCACACACCCGGGTTGGCAGGGAACACTGGTTGCGGATACAGAAGAGAATAGAGATATGTTCCGGTCAACCTTGGGAATGTACATGGACGGATTACCGAAAGAGTACAAGATTCCTCTGGTGGCACATAACCGTAATCAGATGGTACTTAAAAACAGAAGTCGCATCTTTTACCAAATTGCAGGAAACAAGTCCCGGCTGGGTCAGGGAAAAGCCATCACCTATCTTCACGGAACTGAAACTGCGTCTTGGGGTAACGAGGAAGGCCTAGCCTCCCTGATTGCTTCTCTTGCAGAAAAGAACCCTGAACGGCTTTACATGTTCGAGAGTACGGCGCAAGGTTTTAACATGTTCCACGACATGTACAAGACCGCCAAGTCTGCCAAGACCCAACACGCTATCTTCTGCGGCTGGTGGCGTAACGAGTATTACACCGTTGACCCTGAGAG